GGAAAGTGATCCGATCAAACATGGCATTTGGGTAGGCTCGATTTTGAAGATACTTACTCACTTGCGTAATTGCATCTGCCTCATTGTGGAGCGTTGTGTTGATGACGTTTTCGCGGATGCCGTATGTATCAATCGATGTGAGGTCTGAACCCGTTTTAGTTCCAGAGCGCCAGTTAAGTGAGATTTTGTTAATAATCTCCCCGATGCGGGTACTGCTACGAATGCCTTGCCAAAGGGCATGATTACCAGTTAAATCAACATAACCATTGGCATTGAGATATGTCTGTCGATGAGATTGATCGGCATAATTGATTAAACCGCCGGCATCCTCATACAGATAACCCATGCCAGAATTGGCAAGAGCTGTGACCAGAGAATAACCATTTACATAATTGGAGGTTCTAGCCTGTAATTCGTAATTACCTACATCAATTGTTCCAACACTAGATCCGCTCACTTGCGCCCATGTTGTAGTGGCGGGATAAGCAGCCCAAGTTTGAGAAGCTGGAACACCATTCCAAGTCATTCCAATTACTTCATTAAGTATTGTTTTGATTTGATTGCCATCAAAATCCTTGGACAAAACTCCATAGGTATAAGACTTTTGAAGTGAAGCCAAAGCGCCAATTGCTGTGATTTCCAAACTTGTAACAATGCCAGTTGATCCGGCTTTTTTAACTACCTCTGAAAAGTCTGAAACCTGACCACCAAAAATCGGGACATATGTAGCAGTTGAATCTTGAACCTCAACAGTTAAAGCAGAATTGATAAATATTGGCAGAGATTGATTTTCTAACTGGACAATCTCTAATCGAGCATAACCCGCTTGTGGTTGAGAGTAGAAATCTGTGCGTCCAGATGTAATGGACATATTGGCGAGCGTGATGTCTTGATACTCAACACCATCGATAATGATTTTCCAGACTGGATTCCAAAGAGTCAATTAAACCACCGCAAAGTTACTTGAACCGCCTGTGCCACGATAAGTAGATTCGTTTAAAGCATCGACAACTGAGCGGGTGAAACCCTCTTTATCAATAGCACTTGGAGCATTGACATTTACGACAACCTGCGTCATTGATGCAGCTTCTCCCATACGGAATGAGCCAGCACCGAATGAGCCTGTAACAACTGTTCCCATTGATGCACTTGCAGATGCTGCACTTGATGCAGCTGATGAAGTACCGCCACCGCCAGAGGTACCACCTGAACTACCGCCTGAGATAGATGGAACGTTTACTGTAGGAATCTTTGGCACGCTTATATTGGTGCTTGGCGCTGAAACTTGTGGCACAGCAATAGAAGGCTTTGGAATTGTTGGAATGTTTGGCAATACTGGGATGGCGTTGTAAGCCTTAATAATGGCGTTGATGCCATCAATGGCACCGCCTACGATCTTGGCAATAACTCCAGCGATGTCTGCAATGATATTGATAACTCCACCTGCAATAGAGCCAACAACCTTTAACGCACCGCCAAATACTGTAGCCAAAACTGGTGCAACATAATCAGCAATGATTTTGCCAAATGCGATAAAGGATGCTTTGTTATCGCTTATTGCGTCTGAGATTGAATTAAAGGCTGATTTGACTCCATTAAATATTGGGATGAATACCTTGGAGATTACATTGGCAACGTATTCAAATGATGCGCCTAAACCTTCTCCACCGACTGAACCTGATAACTTGTCAAATATTGGCAATACTGTATCTGTGACAAAACCGAGTAACTTCTCCAAAATTGGCAAAAGGGCATAACCAATAGTCTCTTTTGCTTCATCAAAGGCAACCTGAACGCGAGCGATACGCCCTGCATAAGTGTCAGCGTTGGCAGCAGCTGCTCCGCCAAAGGTGTCTGTCAGGCGCTTAGTAACTTCCTCGAAAGACATGGATTTAAGCTCTGCTGAGGATAGACCTATACCTAACTTGCCAAGTGCTGCTGTATTGCCGTCATAGGCCTTGCCAAGGGCATTTGCGACCCCTTCTAGGGGCTTGCCTGTGGCAGTTGAAACATCCAAAGCAATCGATAGTAAATCCTGAGCCTTGCCCACATCAGAAGTGCTTAATGCCAAACGCTGTAAGGCTGGACGGAGTTTGTCATCTGAAACGCCTGTGGCGCGAGCCATCTTGTCAATCGATGTCTCGGTTGCTGCAATCTGTTCTTTTGTAGCGCCTGTGGCTTTTGCCAAAGCATTAGCCAACTGGATCTGGGCTTGCTCATCTGCAATGGCAGCCTTGACTCCATCAACGCCAATCTTGATTGCGTAGGCTCCGGCAGCAGCTGCAGCAGCAGCAAATGCCAATCCCGCTTTCTTGCCAAAATCAGTTAGTTTATTAGATGAATCTTCAACGTCATTATTGGCAGCTTTTAACTTTTTATTAAGATCATCAACGTCAGCAAGGATCGAGAGTTTAAGGGTTCTACTGCCAGCCATTAGTCATACTCCTTTAAAATCCTGCTAAATGCTTCCTCCCATTGCTGAACCAACTGAGGTTGGATCTGACGCAATGTTGGATAAATAAAATAACCTTCATTGCCTCTCCTGCCATATCTCGGAGATCGAGCAGGAAATTGCTTGTAACCTTCATAAGTTCCAGAGATACGAGTTCTTGTTTTTATCTTAGAACCAAACTCGGCACCTGCTAAAAGACCATCGCCACCGGCAGTACCAACATTCCATTGAGTCGTTGCACCACCACTAAAACGCTGAGAAGCAAAACCAAATGACAACTCACCAATTTTAGATGACTTTGAAATTCTTAATCCATCTGCAATTCGTTTTGCCACCAACGCATTGGGAGCGGAACTAGCAGCTGCGCGGATTCTGTCTCCTGCAAATTGTGCAAGGTTTCCAGATTCTCGTTTTGCTGCATTTATTGCTTCATCCGACATTCCTTTAAAGGCTTTAGTGATTGCTTTTAAATCTTTTTTGTCATACGCGATAAAATTTCTTTCTCCAAGGAGTTCATTATCAGCCATGTGATCGCTCCTTCAAAATATCTATCGCGGTTAAAACATCTTCTGCACTTTCCCAGTACTGCATTGGAATACCCGTCTCAATAGCAAGACGGATAAGAATCCAGTTTACGCTTCCTGGTTGATGGCTTTTGGGCTATCGTCTCCGACTGTTACGCCAGCAACGGTTTCAGACCAAATCTCGTAAGATTTAACAGGCTTTCCAGCGTTCTCTCGCTTATAAGCGTTATAAGCCAAAAACATAAGATCCCAAATGCCAATCTTTTCATTAGCCTGAGAAATCGTGTTGCCAGTTGCCTTCTCCCACTTTGCCCACTCTGGCGGTTGTGCAACATAAGTTGCTGAGTCGCCTGAGTTATATTCGATTGTGATTGGTAGTTTCATCTTTGCTCCCGTTTGTTAGATTTTAGCTGAATGTATCTGCTGGTGTTCCTACTACTGTCAGAGCCCAAGTATCAGTCTGTGCACCTGGTGCTGCGCCTCCGATTGTTGGGAATACTGGCAAAACATTGCAAGTGAATACTGCGCCAGTAACAGCTGTAAGAGATACTGCAAGTGTTGTGTTTGGTGCTGAATCAGCTGCGCTCCACATTGCTTCAAATAGTGATGAAACAGCACCCCAGTCAGCAAGTAACTCAACATTGAGAGTCCATTGATCGTCTGTGTGCTTGTATGCCTTGCCATCGAGTGTCTGATAGACATCGATTGTTGGGCTGTTTACGAGTGTGACGCTAGTTGTCTGAGCATCGTACGCTGTAGTAGCGATGGTTAGAGTTAGGTCGCGACCCGTGATAACTGTTGTTGCCATTGGGTTTTCTCCTTATGCCGTCTGCGTATACCAGGTGGATACGCGTATGTCCGCGACTAGCAAGTTACTAGCGCCTACCGTTGTAACTGTTGGTCGATCAACCACTTGGACATCATATCCAGCAGGTATAACCGCGACAACGCTTGTTATTAGTTGTTCTATGTTATCAAGACTTGCAGGGTTGCTGTTATAGGCAACGCAGCAGGTAATTGTGTAATTTAATTTGCATCGAAAGGTGCTCTTGCCA